GGAGACAATGATATCAAAGTAATACAAATGTTAATGACAAATGAAAAAGTAAAAGAAACAACATAAATTAATAAAATGCGAAGGATGCGTGTAACAACGCCACTTTGTTCTTCCAATTCTTCAGATGTTCCCATTACAAAATTTCTCAATGTGCGTAAATAATTTGTATCACCTTGAGATCGAGCCTCTTCTCCAGGAAAAATTGCATCATCTACATCTGGAGGCAAGATATCACTACTCTCGACACTGGGTGGACAATCACAGAAACAAAAGCCACACGTTTTGCACTTATTGCTAGGTGGTTGCATCATGGTTTCTACTATTTCTGCTTGAAATTCGTAATGTCGTTTTGAAGCAACCTGAACCCATTCCAAATATTCGCGGACACCAATGTTTTGCATAACTTTGTCTTTGTAAACGAGTGGTACTAGTTCATACTTGTTAAGAGGAGAACCAGGATGTTGAGGAGCTCCCACCAAACACGTGCGGACTCCAATAAGCCAAATGTCTGGATCTTTGCGTAACCCAAATCTCTCACGGACTTTCTCAGAATCCAACTTTCCATCAGTCTGAAACTCCGGTTTAACATTGACGCTTACATGATAAAGACGACGCAAAATTGACTCTGGCTTCTCTGAATAGTTCTGTGCCATTAGTGACTCAACATTAGTTGTCACCATCACCAACCATGGGTGCAATGCAACCTTACCTTTCATAAAGGCTTCAGCCATAGGGGCCAAAAACAATGCATTATTGATGGTCTGAATCAACCTATAACAAGGAGAAAAATCCATAAAAGTGGAGACTGTATTCGCAAAATCATCAAAAATAATCACATTAGTGGATGAACGAATGTTTGACGCATATTTATCGTTATCACCCCAAGTGGCTACACGTTCTGGAGAGATATCAAAACCATTATACATGCCAACAGCCTCAATTGTTAGTTGGCACAATGTACTCTTACCTACACTGGTATTGCCGAACAACGAGATGGCAAATGGTGCTTTCCGCAAACCACCACGTGTTCTAACTTGAATAAATTCATTGCGCCAATCACGTAAGCGATCCAAGCGATCAAGAAAATATTTCTTTTCAACAGTCAAAGTTTTAGAAATCTTCTTAACGACTTTAGAGCCTTGTTCAATAACACTATCAAGAAGTACCTCATAATCAGTTTCACCAATGTCAGCATGTTCCTTCAAATTTCCTGTAAGAGAAAAACCATGAATGTCGCGAATGCGGTTATAGCCTTTCTCAAACTCAGCAACATCATCTTCTGAAGAGAAAAATGCAGATACTTCTCCTGTTTTGTATACCATCCAACCACCTTCAACGAATCCTATAACAGTTGTGAACAATACGTCACACAAATCTGAACATTGAATCTGTTGTTTGGTTACGATGGGTTCAAAAAGTGTAAGTTTGCCAACTTTAAAAGTAAGTCCACTGGCTTCACATAATCCTAGCGACACAATATAATTTATCAATTTTAGTGCATTTTGGACATTATTGGTTTGTTTAACACGCTTCCAAT